TGATTATATGGGGAGAGAGAGCTGGCATTATCTGTATAACAGAAAGGCTTGGAAAGAATTAAGGTTAGACCACTTAGCAAAAGAACCTCTTTGTGTATTTTGTCAGAGAGAGGGAAATCTAACCCCTGCCACAGTAGTGGATCATATAACACCGCACAAAGGGAACTTAGATTTGTTCTTTGATGACAATAATCTCCAGTCATTATGTAAGCTACATCACGACAGTTCCAAACAGAAAGCTGAAATTAGAAAAATAAATCAAATTGGTTGCGATATAAATGGACTTCCGATTGATGAAGAACATCCGTTCAACAAAGGGAGGGGAGGGTGAAAAGTTCGGAGCAAAATTCCAAAAAACCGCCCTCGAAACACTGAATTATCGCTAATACAGTTTTTCTAGTAAATTCACAACAAATTAAGAGGTAAAACCTATGAGTAGTCGCAAACTCCGAAGTGATAGCACTACGGCAAAGGTATTAGCCACAAAAGCAGCACAACAGACAATATCACCGCCTGAAAAGCTAACTAAGGCACAGATGAGATATTGGGAAAGTATCATTACAAGCCGAGCGGCGGATAGCTGGACACCGATTGATAAAGAGCGAGCTGTTAAGTTGGCTAAATTGTACGTAGAGCTTGACGATTATGAAAATGAACTAGCTGCAACAGCTAGACGATGGATTAAAACTGAAAACGGTGTAATGAAACAACACCCATTACATTACGTTATCGAGGATTTGTATAAGCGTGAAATCCAAATGTGCCGCAGCTTACAAATCCATAGCCGAGCAACGAATGGCGAAAGTCGTGATCAAGTGAAAACTAATCAGCTTTATCAAGATGCTCGAAATGCTATTGATGATGACGATGGCTTAATCGCTACAAGGGTAATTAACTAATGACTAAGGCTGATAAAGTAATTGCATTTATTGAGCGGTACTGCTTTGTGCCAGAGGGTGCATTAGTTGGTCAGCCGATTAAATTAGAAGAATTCCAGTTAGATTTTATTCGTGGTGTTTACGATAACCAAAATGGAACAAGTCACGGGATTTTATCTATTGGTCGTAAGAACGGTAAAACAGCGTTAATTGCTTGTTTATTGCTGGCTCATTTAGTTGGACCAGTGGCAATTCAAAACAGTCAAATCGTAAGTGGAGCATTAAGCCGAGAACAGGCATCTTTAGTGTTTAACTTGGCTGTAAAAATGATTCAGCTTAATCCAAAGCTAAGCAATATCATCTCGATTAAACCAAGTGGCAAGCGTTTAATTGGACTCCCGATGAACGTTGAGTATCGGGCTTTAGCGGCCGATGGTCGAACCGCACAAGGTTTATCGCCAGTGTTGGCTATCCTTGATGAAATAGGGCAAATTCAAGGACCACAATCCGCTTTCGTTGATGCAATCACTACCGCACAAGGTGCGCATAAAAATCCGTTACTGCTCTCAATTAGTACGCAAGCAGCAAATGATGGTGACTTGCTCTCAATTTGGATTGATGACGCTAAAACGAGTAATGACCCTCACACAGTTTGCCACGTTTACAGTGCGGATAAAGATTTAAAAATTACCGATCCAAAAGCGTGGAAACAAGCAAATCCAGCGTTAGGCGTGTTCCGTAGTGAAGATGATATAAGAAAGCTCGCTGATAAGGCTAATCGTATGCCAAGTTTTGAGAATACATTCCGAAACCTAAACTTAAATCAACGAGTAAGCACGGTTTCGACATTTGTCAGTATTGACGCTTGGAAAGAAAGTGGCGCGGAACAATCTAGCCCTAGCGGATTGACTGCTTATGGTGGTTTAGACTTATCCGCTCGTACCGACTTAACTTCTCTGGTTCTAACAACTAAAGACCCTGACGGAAAAATTAACGTTTATTCTTACTTCTGGACACCTGAAATTGGATTAGAAGATAGGTCAAAACGAGACCGTTCACCATACGATGTATGGGCAAGGCAAGGGTTTATTAGAACGACACCGGGTGCGACCGTTGATTATGCGTATGTTGTAAGGGATATAGCAGAGATACTTGCTGATTTTGATATTGCAGCAATCGCCTTTGACCGTTGGCGAATAGACATCTTTAAAAAAGAGATGGAAGCCCAAGGGATTAATCTTCCTTTAGTGCCTTTTGGGCAGGGTTTTAAGGATATGTCACCAGCTATCGACACTCTAGAGAGTGATTTGCTAAATGGCAATTTAAAGCACGGAATGAATCCTGTTTTAACGATGTGTGCAGCAAATGCAGTAATAACCAAAGACCCAGCAGGGAATCGAAAATTTGAAAAACACAAAGCAACAGGGCGTATTGATGGAATGGTTGCTTTGGCAATGGCTAGGGGTATTTCTGAAATGAGCGAAACACCTCAAAATATAGACGACTTTTTACAGGATATTATTATCGGATGAACGGACAAAACGATAAAGGCTGGTGGAGTAGGTTTTATGACCGCTTATTTAGCGGTGGTAAACGTTTAGATAAAGGCTCAACGATCGATCCATTTGTAAGCCAATCAACCAGCACTGGCGAGCAAGTGGACGCTGAAAAAGCTCTTAAATTAAGTGCAGTTTGGGCTTGCGTAAGATTAAGAAGCCAAACGGCTTCATCCCTACCGTTACACCTTAAAGACTTTGAACGGAAAATAGCGAGAGAACACTCTTTATATAAACTCATTCACGATGCGCCAAATGCAGATATGTGTGCCAGTGAGTTTTGGCAAGCTATCGTTGCTAATATTGACCTATGGGGCAACTCATACAGTCGCATTAATCGCTTAAATGGTCGAATTGTATCGCTTGATATTCTCGACCCTCAATATATATCAGTTAAGCGAAAAGATAGCGGTGAGATTGTTTATATTTACACAAAAAACAATGTAGATAGTGGTGAGTATGGCGAGGCTGAAATACTACATTTCAAAGACTTTTCGCTCGATGGATTGGTTGGATTATCTCCTATTAGCTATCTAGCTCAAGTGATGGGCTTACAGATTGCAGCCAACAATGCAGCAGGAAAAGCATTTAAAAATAATTTGAAAGCTGGCGGGTTCTTGAAAACTGGCGACCGAGTGTTAAATGCTGAACAACGTGATTTAGTTCGCAAAGCCTTGAATGAATACGGACAGCCTGAAAACGCTGGAAAATGGATGGTTCTTGAGGCTGGAATGGAGCCAGCCAATATGTCGGGAGCTTGGATTAATCCTCAAGATGCTCAATTACTTGAGAGCCGATATTTTGGTATCGAGGAAATCTGCCGAGCGTTTGGAGTTCCTCCTCAATTAATTCATAGCACGGACAAATCTTCATCTTGGGCATCTAGTGCAGAGCAAATTAACCAGAATTTCTTAACATATTCACTTGGCCCAACGCTAAAACGCATTGAGCAGACGATAGCGAGAAAGCTATTAACGCCAGAAGAGCGTGAGAAATATTACCCTATTTTCAGCGTTGAAGGCTTATTAAGAGCAGACAGTGCAGGGCGAGCAAGTTTTTACACTGCTTTGCTACAAAATGGCGTAATGACGAGAAATGAAGTGCGAGCATTGGAAAATCTACCAGCTATTGATGGTGCAGACCAATTAACAGTGCAGCTAAATCTAACCTCTATCGACAAGGTGGGAGCGGATGACAAAGACAAAGACTAAAGATTTATTATTTAAAGCAGAAGCTGTCCGAGAGGATGGCTTTTTTTCTGGCTATTGTAATGTGTTTGATGTTGCAGATAGCTATGACGAGGTAGTTAAAAAAGGTGCTTTTATCGAAAGTATCAAAGGTTGGAACGCTCAAAGCAAAATGCCGCCTGTGTTATGGAATCACGACCGCAATCAGCCGATTGGTGTATGGACTGTGCTTAAAGAAGATGAACGCGGTTTATATGGCGAGGGAAGATTGTTAATTAATGATGTAGCACGAGCGAAAGAAATCCACGCATTAATGATGGTTGGAGCGATTGACGGGCTTTCTATTGGGTACAAACTCAATAAGTGGATGTATAACGAAAAAGACGATGTTTTAGAGCTTTTAGAGATTGATTTGAAAGAAATCTCAATCGTTACATTTCCAGCAAACGAAGAAAGCCGTGTAGAAGTGGTTAAATCCGCTCTAGCTAAAGGCAGTTTGCCAACATTACCAGAATTTGAGAAAGCCTTGAGAGATTTAGGGTTTTCCAAACAGCAAGCCACAACCATTGCCAGTTATGGCTTGAGAAAACTTATTCAGGGTGAGCCTGAAAGCCAAATTGGCAACGCAATCAACATTCTAAAATCCATTAATAAGGAATAAATATGTCTCAAGAAAATTACGAAGCACTCGCCACCGAGTTTAAAAATGCGACCGAACAGGTTAAAGGCTTAGGCGAAGAATTAAAAGAGAAAATGGCAGGCAATGAAAAAGGCTTAGACGACTTAAAAGGTCGTGTAGATGAAGCTTTAACTGCTATGAACAGTGCGAAAAGCCGCTTAGATGAGTTAGAACAAAAAGCAACTCGCCGTGGCTATGGTGTAGAGCAAGAAAAATCAATCGCTCAACGCTTAGTAGATACAGAGGGCTGTT